ACCCATGCGTATCTCCCTTGTTATGCCCCTTGTAAATCAGGCGTGTTGTAATGATAGCGATTTTTGCAAGTTCATGTATTGTAAGGTTTATGAACTTAGTAGAGAAGGCAGTTCACTACGGGGGCAAATTAGCACCTTTAGTGATCCCACACGGATTGACTAGCGGCACTGGGTTAATGAACCCATCAATCTTTATTGATGACAAGAACAACATTCTTGTGAACTTACGCCATGTTAATTACACGCTGTACCACGCAGAAAATGAACAGAAGTTTCCTAGCCGCTTTGGGCCATTGTCATACCTGCACCCTGAGAAAGATCAACGCCTTGTAACTGTTAATTACTTGTGCCGCCTTAATGATGATCTTGAAATGACTCACCACGCCAAAGTGGACACATCTGAATTAGATGTCACGCCTATTTGGGAGTTTGTTGGTGAAGAAGATTGCCGCGTAGTGCAATGGCTAGATGATTATTATCTAGTAGGCGTTCGCCGTGACACCACAACCAACGGCGTAGGGCGTATGGAGTACAGCCGTATTGAGATTGACTGGGATAACTGGGCAGTCAAAGAGGTCAGGCGTGTGCGCATCAAAGCCCCTGCACCTAACACTTCTTACTGTGAGAAGAATTGGATACCTGTCTTAGATAAGCCATACCACTTCATCAAATGGACAATGCCAACAGAGTTAGTTTATGCCAACCCAATCAGCGGTGAGTGTGAGCAGGTATTTCACAAGCAAACAGCCGTAGCACCTAAAGATCAGCGCGGATCTAGCCAGGTCATACGGTGGGGCAGTATGTACATCTCCATTACACATGAGGTAGATCTATTTAAGAATTACCTCAAGCAGAAAGATGCTATTTACCGTCACCGCCTAGTTGTGTGGGATCAAGAACTCAATGTTGTAGGGCTAAGCAAGGAATTCTCATTCTTAGATGCTCGCGTTGAGTTTTGTGTAGGTGCGGCAGTCCATAACGGCAACCTTTTGGTGTCTTTTGGTTTCCAGGATAACGCCGCTTTTGTCTTGCAAGTACCTGGCGCAGTAGTAGAAGATTTAATTATGGAGGCACTGGCGTATGAAAATTGAGCAATTAGTTATAGAACTATCTAAAGATCCATTCAATCCAGTGCTTAATTTTGATGTGGCGGTGGAATACGAGAAGCAAAACCAAACAGCGTCAGCCGTTTCTTTCTATTTGCGCACCGCAGAATACGGAATTGAGTCACACCCTACCCTGGTTTATGCCTCACTTTTGAAAGTTGCACATTGTTTTGATGATCAAAATGACCGTCAGGCCACTGTGAGTAACTGTTTATTGCAGGCTGTTGCTTATTTGCCATACCGTCCTGAAGGTTATTTCCTTTTGGCGCAGTTCCATGAGCGTTTAGGGCAGTGGCAAGAGTGTTACACCTGGGCATGTATTGGATTGCACCACCAACTTAATTCACCATTACCTGTTCATGTCGGTTATGAAGGTCAGTATGTGTTGCTATTTGAAAAGGCAGTTAGCGCCTGGTGGATAGGGCGCAAAGATGAAAGTATTGAGATCTTTAACAAGTTAGATGCCATGTACTTAGAGCCTGGCTACCGTCAGGCGGTTAAAAACAACATTGAAAGGATTGGTAATGCTTCTATTTGATGTTGGCGCTAACCGTGGTGATGCAGTCATTGCAGGGCTTGAACAGGGATACCGCGTAATAGCCTTAGAAGCCGCACCACGCGTGTTTTCAGAGTTGGTTAGTAACTTCATCTACAACCCAAATGTTGTGCCTCTTAGAATGGCAGTTAGTGACAAAGATGGCGAGCGCTTAAAGTTCTATGAAGCAGAAGAAGATGGCCTTAGTTCTCTCAGCAAAGACTGGCTAACCAAAGATGGCATGCCATACAAAGGCAAGCCTCACCGTGAGGTACAAGTAAACACAATCACCATTGACGCCCTTGCAGATACATACGGCAATCCTGACTTGATCAAAATTGATGTTGAAGGTGCAGAGTGGCAGGTAATGAAAGGCATGACCCGTCATTACGGAGGCATGATTTGCTTTGAGTGGACATTTGAAACCATGCACCAACATGAGGATCAATTAAATTATTTGTTCACATTGGGTTACAGAGAAATGGCCGCGCAATACATTGTGAACCATCTGCAAGAGCCTCAAGTGTGGGGCAAAATGCTATCTAACAACACTAATGAATTATTAGCCTGGCATCAACTTACATCTGATCGTTGGATTGATGGCGGTTGGAAAATAGCAAACCTGCGGCCAACGGCTGATGTTGGCATGCTGTGGGTTCGCTAGTTACATACCGCCTAGCAACAAACCAACCTGAAATGGGATCACTGTTGCAACGCCGCTCGTACCTTGCGTTCCTTGCGTTCCTAAACCAGTAGTTCCTTGAAGTCCAGTTGTACCTTGTAGGCCCTGAATTCCATTTGTACCCTGAATTCCTTGAGCGCCAGTAGTTCCTTGTGAGCCAATTAAACCTTGAGTTCCAGTTGTACCTTGTGAACCAGTTAAACCTTGCGCACCTGTTGTACCAGTAGTTCCTTGAGTACCAGTAAAACCTTGTAAACCTTCTAGCCCTTGAGTGCCTTGAGTTCCTTGAGATCCTGTTGCACCTTGAGATCCAGTTAAGCCCTGAGTTCCTTGTGTACCTGTAACTCCTTGCAGTCCTTCAATACCTTGAATTCCCTCAAGCCCCTGAACACCTTGAACTCCTTGTGTGCCTTGCGTTCCTGTAACACCCTGCACTCCTTGAGTACCCTGAGTTCCAGTAATGCCCTGCAATCCTTCTAAGCCCTGAGTTCCTTGCGTTCCCTGGCTACCAGTAGTGCCTTGAGTTCCATTGATACCGTCAGTTCCCTGAGATCCAGTTAAACCCTGCGCACCAGTTAAACCTTGTGTGCCAGTAGTTCCCTGAGATCCAGTTATGCCCTGTGTACCCTGCGTTCCTGTTGTGCCTTGAGTACCAGTAACGCCCTGAATTCCCTCTAAGCCCTGTGTACCAGTTGTACCTTGAGCGCCTTCAATGCCCTGAGTACCGTTTGTACCTTGAGAACCTGTAATGCCCTGAAGTCCATTAACGCCCTGAGTACCTGTTACACCTTGCAAGCCTTCAGTTCCCTGAATACCTTGCAAGCCCTGAGTTCCTTGCGCGCCTGTCGTACCCTGCGCACCAGTAACTCCTTGAACACCAACGCTTTGAGTGATCAATGCAATGGTTGAAGTGTTTGCAAAGTTTGTTGTGCCTGTTCCGCCTGACTCTAAAAGAGTTACGGGGAAAGTAAAGTAACTGTTAGGAACATTTGTTGGTGTTCCATTTACTTGCCACTCTTGATAGTTATTAGAGTTATTTCTATCTTGAATAAAGAAAATGTCATTATTTTTGATGTTTGCTAATAGAAAATCAATGTCCTCATTTCGGTCATTTATGTGAGATACATAAATGTTTGTTGAGTTAATCTGTGTTGAGTTGCTCCACATAATCTGAGAATTGTTAGGTGGCGGTGTTTGTGAATTTGCTCTTGCTACATAATCAAAAATAGATGATGATGTACCGCTTGCACCAGTATTACCCTGTACGCCTTGAATACCATTCAAGCCCTGAACACCCTGGCTACCAATAATTCCTTGTACGCCTTGAGTTCCTTGCGCTCCAACAGTTCCCTGAATTCCATTAAATCCTTGAGAACCTGTAACACCTTGAATACCAACAAAACCCTGCGCGCCTTCTACACCTTGAATTCCGTTTACGCCTTGTGAACCAGTTAAACCCTGGCTACCGTTTACACCTTGAGATCCAGTTGTGCCTTGAATTCCATTAACGCCCTGCACACCCTGTACACCCTGAGCGCCAGTTTCACCTGTTGCGCCTTGAATACCTGTTAAGCCCTGTGAGCCTGTTACGCCTTGAGTACCCTGGCTACCTGTTGTTCCCTGCGTACCAGTTCCAGTAACGCCCTGGTTTCCTACAAAGCCCTGTAATCCAGTTGTTCCCTGCGCTCCAATAATTCCCTGAATTCCGTTAGTACCCTGATTGCCCTGTGTACCAATAGAACCCTGGCTACCAATTGCGCCCTGTGTTCCTGTTGTTCCTTGAATACCGTTAGCACCTGTTGTGCCTTGTAAACCGTTAGCGCCTTGAATACCAACTAAGCCTTGTGTACCTGTTACACCCTGCGCACCAATAATTCCTTGCGTTCCATTTGTGCCTTGTGTTCCGTTAAATCCTTGTGTGCCTGTTGCACCTTGCGCGCCAGTAGTTCCTTGCGCACCTGATCCAGTCGTTCCTTGCACACCAAATGAACCTTGAATACCAGTTAAACCTTGTGTACCTGTTGTTCCTTGCGCGCCTTCTACACCTTGCAAGCCAACAATTCCTTGAATACCAGTTGTACCTTGTGGGCCTTGTAAACCCTGTGTTCCTTGTGCCTGGTTAAATCCGCCGCCTTGTAAACCTTGTGTACCTTGCACACCTTGAGCAGAGAAGTTACCTGAAATACCTTGAATACCTTGAGCGCCTTGTTGCCCCATAGGGCCAGGTGTTACAACAATGACATTGGGAGTTCCAACAGGGTTTGGATTGTTGAGAAAGTTATTTGGGTTGTATGTCATCTTGTCACCTCTGCATTTACATTTAATTCACCCTGAATAATGCGTGTTCTTACACCAGCGGGTGATGTTATCTCTAAATCGTAGTAATACGGGCCTGCAATTATTGCCGCTGTTTGTGCCGCTGTTGCGCGAACTGCAAGAGTTCCGCTAGGCCCATCAATTGTAATGCCACTTGTCTCTGTAAGCGTTAAAACTGCAATGGGGTCATTAGGTAGCGAGCGCAACTGCATACGGGCTGTGTAACCAGTAATGTTTACTGCGCTTAATGCGTCTCCGCCTTGAATGTACAAACCAGTAGCCGCATTTGTAACTGTAAATTGTGATGCGTTGCGTGAAGCAATTGTTACATTGCCTAAGTTGTATTGGCTAGGCAAAATACCGTCAATGTAAACAGTCTGTCCTGCGCTAAATCCATTTTCTGCGGTGTATGTAACAGTTGTGCCATTGCCTACTGCATTTGTAATCGTTGCAGGTTGTGTGTACAAGAAATTGCGAAACCAATCAGAGCCTTGATCAATTATTGTGTTGTAATTGTCAGCCATTATGCTCCTTGTGCCACCTCAGACTTTGGAGCAATCATAGCGGTATTACATGCTGAACAATGTGTAAATGATTTAGGCATAGGCAAGCCACACTTAGGGCAATGATTAGCAATAGCGTTAAAGTAATTACTAACCGTAACCTTTCCTAACAAATCGCTAAAGCCCTGCACCATTGCATCAATGCGGTCAGGTGAGTTTGGTTCATCAACTGTCCAGGTACACATCTGATCTTCTAAATCTGCAAACTCTCCTATGTGGTGAATACGCCCCTGTTCATACATAGCCGCTACTGGTTCAGCGCGTAGTTTCTTACCAATGTGCGCTCGCACTTCTCTGATTGGCAAGGTAGGCCGTACTTGCTTCAACACTGCGCCCACCATGTCACCGCCCTGGTTTACTTCAACCAACACTGCATCTGCCTTGTATGAGTCAAATAGTTCTACTGCCTTTGTAGCCCACTGCAACGGTGAACCTCTAAATGAGTAATCACCAAGCACATAACCCTGACCATCTGCGGTAGATCCAACAACAACAATTCCTGTTTCATCTGACTTCTCTGAGTTAGTTACGGCAGGATCAACGCTTACAACAATGCGGGCCATAGTTGGCGCTGTTGCAATGCGTGTGCGGTCAATTAAGCCTCTAGTCCACAATGCTCCTTCAACATCATCAAGGATCTCACCATAGAGTTCCTGCCTACCTATTCGCGTACCGTTGTAACGGGCTTGTAATTCCATCAATGCGCTAGGGGCTAAGTTTGCGGCGTTATCAAATGTAGATCCCCTGGTGATTACGACTGAGCCATCAGTACGGCCTGCAAGCATGCGGATTAATGCCGTAGATCGCGGTGTAGTAGTAACAATTACACGCGGCTTCTTACCCAGGCGTAAACCAAACTGCAACTGATCCCAGGCATCTTGATAACGCCATGCACCTAACTCATCACACCAAGCGCCATGATGTTGTGGGCCACGGAAACGCTCAGGGTTATCTGCGCTAAATAGTTTTATGCGGCTACCGTTCTTGAGCAGGATCTCACCAATAGAACGGTTGTAATTCTGAAGCATTTTGTAACGCTGTAAGATTGCAACAATGCCTGACTCACCCTCTGCACATGTATCTCTTGCATCAGAAAATGTAGGGGCAACTACTGCCCAGCGTGTAGCAGGTTGAGTAATCGCCTGCCACGCAATTTCTTCAGCGCCTAATCTTGTTTTGCCAAATCCACGGCCAGCCATTGCAAGCCAAATGTTCCAGTCACCTTCAGGCGGTAGTTGTTCCTTCCGCGCTAGTTTGTTCTTCCATACCCAGCGGCTCGCCTTGATCCGTGAGTTCTGTGATGGTTGCAATGTCTCCAATTGTTGAGGCTTCAATAATTCTTGCGACTCGTTCAACTTCTCTGTCCAGGTCTGATCCGTCATAAGTAACCACCTCTGCTTG